CACCGCCGCCCCGCCGAGCGTTGCACCCGAGGAGGCAGCAACACGATGGATCTACTTGGCGACTTTCGTCCCCTGATCAGAGACGTTGTCGTCACGGCTGAACACGGCCATCGCTGCCATGCCTGCGCCCATGAGAACCATCAGCCAGTTGACTTCGGCTTCGGTCTCCGACAACGCCTTGTTGATCTCGTTCGCAAAGATCGCGACCGCAGCGGTGACGCCAGCGATCGTGGTCTTGTTGCTCTTGATCTTCTTCTCAGCGGTCATCTCAAGTCTCCTTGTTCGGTGACAGCCGGTGCCGAAGCACCGGCATTCAGGTTAGCCCAGCATCCGGGCACCCAACTCGCGGCGGATCACTTCCGCCCCGTAGAGGATGTCGTAGCTGAAGCGGTCGCGCTTGTGCTCACGGCTGACTTCGAGTCGCAGCGCCAGACCCGAGACCGGGTCAACCGCAGTTTCGAAGACCGAACCGGGGTGCGACGAGCCAGAGAGCGGCTTCGAGACCAGCGCGATCGCGTCGCGGTGGAACGCAGCGTTCAGGACGTGCGTGCCAGTGATGGTCACCGTCGCGTTGTCGGCAACGGTCGCCACAAGACCCGGCTCAAAGTTGATCTCGGTCACAGTGCCACCAGCGGTCGCAGACGTGACCACGTAGCTTTGATCGTGGCCAGCGAACTTGATCAGGTCGCCGGTCAAGACCGTGCCAGAGCCACCATCAACCGCCGCCGTCTTAGCACCGACCGCAAGGCCCGAACCGTTGTTGACGAGGTAGCTGCTGCCAGTGCCAGCCGTGTGCGTCTGGACGTTCTGGTTCATCACCATGTTGAAGCCCATGCGCTGGGTGATCTGGCCATCCATGATCGCTTGAGCACCAACACCGAAGCTCGCATCATGGAACGCACGCAGGCCGAGCGCGTTGGCTTCGGCGTCCGGGTTCATGACCAAGAAGCGGTTGTCCATCGGCGCGAGTTGGTTGTTCAACTCCTTGCGAACACCAGTCAGCGCACCCACGGTCGAAGCGAACGGGGTGGTGCCTGCGGTGC